CTCGACTTCACCAATTCTTGTAGAAAAGCCGGTCACGTCGGTAGACGTGCAACCAAAAGCTTTATTTTCAGTGGTTCCTGAGGTTGATCAGTCGGTCACCGAGAAGCCTAGTCAGGTGGATGATCAGAGTGGTTCAGTTGACGGCCGTCTTCCTCGCGGATATTGTCATCGGTTTCTTCGCACTGCTCGTTGTGGTAAGAGTTCATGCCCGTACATTCATCCTCAAAAGCAAATTTGTATCCGTTACTTGAAAGGTACTTGTAAGGGTCCTTGTTCCTTTGTGCATGAAATTCCAAAAGATGTAGTCCAGAATGAACCTGCGCCGAAAAATTCTGAAAACGTTATGAAGTCAGAAACCATCAAAGAACCTTCGGTGAAATGGGTGCCTAAAAACAATTTCGAGTCAAAAGCTATAATACCAAAAATACCAGACGGCAAATTTTCTTTTAAACTTACTGCCCCTAATTTGGAAGGCTCTTGTACTTTGGTTGCCTGTGTTAAAAACAACGTTCGCCAAATTTATGTTGTGACGGCTGCTCATTGTTTGGACTCCTCGCTTCGCGCGGAGGTAGAGCTTCCGGCAACAATCAACAGCGTTTGTACCATGAAGAAAGTTGTTCTTGATTTTGTTCGAGTTCCTAAAGTTGATCTAGCATATTCCCATCTGAACAGTAAGATTTCTAGTACGATCTCTAAACACCATGTTTTGAAAGCTAATAGAGCAGAGGTCAAAGATTACTTTTTGTACACTCAGGATGGAAATCACTACTTGCTTAATCCGAAACAAGTTAGTGGCTATTTACAGTACAGCTCGAACACGACAAAGGCTGGCGATTCTGGGTCTCCTGTCGTTGGATATATTAACAACGTAGCCCATATTTACGGTATCCATGCTAATGGTCTGTCGACAGGTGGCTCTGCAGTGCTCGTCACCGACCGTAATATGCCTTTTTTATTTTAAATCGTGACATAACTCTTCTGCCAATGAGGCTTCCTAGTTTTGAAGATCGTTATTTAAGAATTCAGTTTAGTCAATCAAAACAAATTTCATTTGGTGTCACGATAATAGGCAGAGTTCCGCGTCGGTTAACGCATCAAACCCGTTACCGATTAAATGTCGATTTTATTAACTGGTTGGAAGACTATGATCCACAGATGTTTCAAGACTACCATTTCGACCAGTTAATAGTTTCTAGTGGGTCTCCTGAGGCAGTTTCAAAAGCCGGAACCCACTATTTCCAATACATCCCCGCCGCATTAAATGATCGAGTTCAGTATAAACAGTTTATGAAAACGAACAATCCTCCTACATTTGATGAGTCCTTATTTGAGTTATCATTATCGTATCTTAGTGAATTTGTCAAAGAGCTGATGCCTGTTTGCAGTCGCTTATCTTATCAAGCCTGCTATCATCATTTCGTCCAGACTGGTTCAATTTTGAAAAGTGTCGGCAGTCATATGCTGACTGACTTTTCGTCTAAGGTTGATTTTGTCTTTTCAGATGAGTTTAAAGAATCTCTTCAAGAGTATGAAAAACCTGGCGGTGGGGGATCTTATTGGACTTTGAACAATAAGGATGAATTAAG